CCATCGAGCGGCTGGGCCGGTGCCAGTTCTTTCGGACTGCCGTGTCGCTAGGGCAGTTTTGCGGGCCGGACTTCGTGACGCTCTGCAACGGCGGGGAGTACGACGACCGGAACGACACGAAGAAGGGCCGTGACTTCGGAGAAGCACCGCCACCCAAGGCTTTCACAGGACCAGATGCCGAGGCTTTCGAGCGGACCCGTCGTGCGCTTGCAGCCAAGGCGAAAACAGAAGCGAAAGGAATCGCATGACAAAGACCGCCCCCACCGCCCCCGAGCCGATCACCGACGCCGCGCGCCGCGTCTACGACGCAATCGTCGACTACATCGACTCGCACGGCTACGCCCCGACCGTCCGCGAGCTTTGCGGGCTGCTCGACATCGCCTCGCCTAACGGCGTGGAGTGCCATTTGAAGACGCTAGAGCGGCGCGGCTGGATTGTCCGCTCTGAGCGTCAGGCTCGCACCATTCGCCCGATTGGGGGTGAGCGATGAGCGATATGCCCTACGAACTGCCGCCCGCCCTCATCGTCGCCGACATGGCGGCGATCCAGGCGTGGATGGAGGACATCGACGACAACAGCCGCCTCATCCACGAAATGAGCGCGGACACGATTCGCAAGATGCACAAACAGCAATTCCGGCTCGCTCAAGCCATTGAGCGGCTGGAGCTCAAACTCGAACGCTTAGAGGCGGCCCGATGACGATCCACGATCTCACGGCCCTCTCGTTTTTCGGCATGGCCCAGGCGGTGACGTTCGCCGCTGGGCTGTTGGTTGGTTTGAAACTCACTCGAAAGGATGCGAGCAATGACGACGACAGCGACCCGAAGAAAAACCCGGACTGGTGGCATACAGTTGGCGGCGAGCGACCTCGCTGCCGGGCTGCGAGCGGTTGCGGCCGCAGTGCCGACGCGAAGCCCGAAGCCGATTCTCGCCAACGTGCTCATCAGTGACGGGACGATCACGGCGACCGATCTCGAACTGAGGATCACGGCACCGCTGCCCGGCGCGGACGGCCCGCCGATCCTGCTGCCCTTCCAACGGCTCTCGTCGATAGTCAACAGCCTCGTCGGCTCTGACGAGGTGACGCTGACCGTCGACGGCTCTTGTTGCGTGGTGCAGGGCGGCAGCGGCACATGGCGGCTGCCGGTCGAGGATGCAAAAGAATATCCCCCAGGGGACTATGCGGCGTCGAGGTCGATCGCGCGCCTGCCCGCTGACCAGTTCGTTTCGCTCGTCTCCACCGTGAAGGGTGCGACTGACAACGAGAGCAGCCGCTTCGCTCTTGGCGCGGTGCTGATGGAGTTCTCACGCCCGAAGGACAAAGAGGAGCCCTACGGGACGTTGACGTTCGTCGGCACTGACGGCCGGCGGCTCTGCGCTGCGTCGTGCGAGGTCGAGCAAGACTGCGACGATTCGCAGACGCTTGCCCCTCGGGCTGCGGTCGACACGCTCGTCAGGCTCGCTAAGGGGGCCGAGGCGGTGCAATTGGAGACGACGGGCCGCGAGCTCGTTGCCACAGTGGACGGGACGATCGTTCGCTCCAGGCTCATCGAAGGGCGATTCCCACGCTGGCGAGACGTGGAAGTCGATCACGGCGTCACGCCGTCGCTCGTCGTCGCTGGGGCTCTGTCTCACGCCTGCGAAATGGCGAGCATCTGCGCTAGCGAAAGCTCGAAGGGGACGGAATTCGTGTTCACGAAGGACGGGCTTTTCCTGTCGGCCCGATCGTCTGAATACGGCGAGTCGTCGGCGACGTGCGACCTGGTCGAAGTCGGCCACGCCTGCACGGTGAAGCTCGACCCGCGATTCGTCTTGTCGTGGCTTCGCTGCGGAAGCATCGACCCGGCCGAGACGATCACGATCGAGGCGAAGGATGGCGACTCTGCGGTCATCCTGCGAGCCGGTGAAGGCATTCGGACGGTCATCATGCCGCTCGCCAAGGACGCCTGATGGATCGACGCTACTACCACATCACCGAGGGCGAACTGAAACGTCTCTGGGAGTCGCGGATGCTGGCGAAAGAAATCGCCAAGCACTTCAACGTCTCTCGCGAGTTGGTTTACGCCGCTCGGAAGTTTTTCGGATTGCCTGACCGCGATCCGGTTCGAGCAGACGAGGTGCCAGATCCCACGCCCGAAGAGATTCGAGCCCGCAAGCGGGAAGTGCGACGAAAGCACTTCGCCTCGAAGCGGGCAGAAACTGCCGAGTGCTCGCGGATCAAAGCATGGCGGAACGCTTGACGGATTTCGGATGATGGCGAGCGGAAAAAGACCCACCCCCACCCCCTGTGAGGTTCACGGATGAGAAGTTTTTTCCTGGCGGTTGCGATGATTTGCGGCGGCGTTGCCCTGGCTGACCAGTTCGTCGTCACGACGACGATCACGACGGCGCAGGAGGACGCCGAGACGATGGCCCGCACGGGCGTGTTGCGTCACTGCGGACGCTCTGGCGGTCGCAGGGAGGGTATCGGTGTCGGACCGACCCCACAGGCGGCAGAGAGGAACTGCTGCTTCTACGGACGCTACAGGATCGTCGAGAAGGGCGTCGCGTGGTCGCCCGTTAAGCGTGCGTGGTTCGCGGTGATCCGCTACGAGTGACGCATGGGACGCATGAGCCGAAACAAAGGCAAGCGCGGCGAGCGCGAGGCAGCAGCCGAGTTGGGAAACCTTCTCGGCTGCGCCTCACGCCGTGGCGTCCAGTACCAGGGCGGCCCTGACTCGCCCGATGTCGTGCTCGAAGGCGTCAACATCCACGTCGAATGCAAGCGGACGGAGACGCTCAACGTCTACAAGGCGATTGAGCAGGCGAAAAACGACGCCCCCCCCGGTCATGTGCCGGTCGTCTGGCATCGAAGAAATGGGCGGGAGAGCGTGCTGATTGTCGAGACGAGCCGGTTGATGGACTTGTGCAAGGAGGCACAGCGTGGAATCAAGTGAGCCGACCGAATACAAGATCGCCGAAGATGCTGTAGCAAAAATATGCATGAACCGCGCTCGCTTCATGAACTCAGAAGCGCAGCAGGCTGGGCAATCGCAAAGGATAACGGCCACAGACCTTGAGGACTTGTACTACAAGCAAGGCGGTCGGTGTGCGATATGCGGAGTTCCGGTCGAGGATCACGGAGGGCAAAAGCATCCGCGAGCCATTCAGGCCGATCACATTCAAAACGTGAACCGTAGGTCTACGTTTGCCGCCCGTGCGGCCGGCGGCAATGTAGATGGGGCGTTGATTGCGGACATTTCCAACGTCCAGTGGGTGTGTCGGCTTTGCAACACACTCAAACAGATTGTCGTCTCGTCGGGTGTGGATTGGTCGGAACATATTTCTGGGTGCCACAAGCAATCCGCTGCCGGATTTCCGTTGCGGAATAACGTCGCCGTATGCGGATCGCGGGCGTCGCGAAGAGGTCGCCGTATGGCCTGGATGCAAGAGCAATTCGCAATGCGAGGACACGCTCTTTCCTCGGGTGATGTGTCCGCCCATTTTCGCGGAACGGAACTTGAAGCACATTTGGCGACATACCTGAAAGAACTGAAGTCTATTGGCTGGTGCGGAATGAGGCACATGGCCGAAGTCCGTCGTGCCGTTGTGCAAGAAATGGCTGAGAGAGCGTTTAGCTCTGGAGAAGAACTAGCCACCTTCAAGGAGTGGTGCGGCCAATTCAACAAGGTGATCACCGAGAGATATGGATGGCCCTCTGTATCAACGACTAGATTCCAGCAATTGTGCGAGGAATCCGGGGCTTTGTTTTTTACGACTCGCGTTCAAGCAAAGACGCTCGAAAGAGTCGCATCTTCTTCAGAAAAAGCGATGATCCGTGCATTCCTGAAAGAAAAAGGAAGGCTCGGGGCGAGCATCCAAGACGTTTGCGATTCGCTCGTATCAGACACTTTTACATTGAGTCTGTTTGAAAAAGCCATGAATGAACTGGCTGCAATCGGGCAGATAGAACGCCACGATGGGCGTGCCTTTTACTGCATGAGCAGAAAGGAAGCGGCCGAAGTCCTTGGAGTCAAGGTGCATAAGTTCAAGAAATGGGCTGCATACGGGAACGGTCCCGTTTTTCTAAAAAGCCCATCAAACACGAAAGGCGATTGTTATTACAGCTCTCGCACGTTGTTTGATTTCGCCGAATCGCGAAGAGTCAAAACACTTGAATTGGCATGCGCTGGTCAGTGAAAAAACCGTTGCAAAATGCAACTGACGCAAAACGATACAGTGCCAAAATGGCACCCCCATATATGGGGGCATCAAAAGGTACTCCGACGGTCAGGCAGCGGAAGCCTCCACGGCGAGCAGCCACAAAAAAACGTGTTTTGAAGGGTCCGGTGTAGGTGGCAACTCGATCTGACCAGAAAAAACGACTCGACACCGCCAAGGCTCGCTACGAAAAGCAGAAGCAGCAGGGCGGGTCTTGGTCTCGTCGCCTTGCCGCAGCCGGCCGCGACATCGGGTCCATTCCGCCGCCAAAAGACAAGAAAAGGCTCGACTCCTGCCGGGAAAGTTTCCGCCTGTTTTGCGAGACATACGGGGCGGAGGCGTTCCCCCTTGCGTGGTCTGGCGACCACCTGAAGGCGATTCAGCGAATAGAGTCCGCCGTGCTGCGTGGCGAGCTCTTCGCGTTCGCTATGCCGCGAGGGTCCGGGAAAACCACGCTTTGCGAGTGGGCCTGCATCTGGGCCATGCTCTACGGACATCGCCCGTTTGTGATGCTGATCGGGTCGGATCAAGCGATTGCCGGGCAGATGCTCGACAGCATCAAAACAAACCTAGAGCAAAACGATCGACTCCTAGAGGACTTTCCTGCGGCTTGCTTTCCGATACGCGCAATGGAGGGCATCACGCGGCGCGCTCAAGGGCAGACGTGCGAGGGCGAGCCGACGCATATCGAATGGACTGCTGACCAGATTACGCTGCCGTGGATCGGCAAGGCACCCTCGTCTGGGGCTGCTGTTCGCGTGGCTGGCATCACGGGCCGCATACGAGGCATTCGCCATACGCGGCCAGACGGGTCGACCGTTCGGCCGTCACTAGTGCTAATAGACGACCCACAGACAGACGAAGCCGCAGCAAGCCCATCACAGGTCGCCACCCGCGAGCGGATCCTCTCCGGTGCGATCCTTGGTCTCGCCGGGCCGGGCGCGAAGATCAGCGGTCTCGCCACGATCACGGTCATCCGCCCCGACGATCTGGCCGACCGCCTGCTCGACCGGGCGAAGCATCCTGCGTGGCAGGGCGAGCGGACGAAGCTGGTCTACGAGTGGCCGACCGCCGAGGATCTCTGGAGCCAGTACGCAGAGTTGCGGCGCGAGGGCCAGCGGAACGGCACAGGCACTGGGGCGGCAGACGACCACTACCGGCAGAATCAAACGGCGATGGATGCCGGGGCTCGCGTGGCGTGGCCCGAGCGAAAAAACGAAGACGAGCTCTCCGCGATCCAGCACGCATGGAATCTGCGGATTGACCGGGGAGAGTCGGCGTTTCTCGCTGAGTACCAAAACACGCCGATCGCCGACGACATCGCCAGCGACAAGCTCGACAAGCGGAGCCTCGCCTTGCGGGCCACGACCTTGGAGCGTGGGAAAATCCCACTCGACCACCAGACGCTCACGGCGTTTGTCGACGTGCAGGAAAAACTCCTCTTCTGGCTCGTCGCCTCGTGGAATCAGTCCTTCGGCGGTCACGTCGTGGCCTACGGCACCTTCCCTGACCAGGCTTCGTCGTTCTTTGAAGCGAAGCACGCGAAGCGGACGCTCGCCCAGGCGGCGAAGGGGGCGGGCTTCGAGGCGTCGCTCCACGCGGGGCTAGAGTCCGTCTCTCAGTTGCTCATGGGCCGCGACTGGAAGCGTGAGGACGGGGCGGCGATGCGGATCTCGCAAATGCTCATCGACGCCAACTGGGGGCAGAGCACCGGGACGATCCGCACCTTCTGCCGGCGGTCGGCGTTTGCTGGGGCGATCCTGCCGAGCCACGGCAAAGGCATCGGCGCATCGAGCCAGCCGATCGGCGAAAAGAAAAGCCGGGGCGACCGCATCGGGCTCAACTGGAAGGTCGGGCAGATTTCCGAGGGGCAGCGGTCATGCCTCTACGACACGAACTTTTACAAGACCTTCGTGGCGGCTCGCCTGCGGTTGCAGATGGGCGACCCCGAGGCGATAGCGTTCCACGCCGGGCAGCACGATCTCCTGTTCGAGCACCTGACGAGCGAATACCCGGTGAGGACCGAGGCCCGTGGCAGGGTGGTCGATGAGTGGAAGATGGGCGGAAGGGATAACCACTGGCTCGACTGCCTCGTCGGCTCTGCGGTCGCGGCGTCGATTGCTGGCGTCCACCCGATTGCGACGGAGGCTGGCGGGCGGCAGCGTAAGAAGGCGGCGCTTCCCAGCGGGCCGGGCGGGAAAAAGATCATTACGCTCAAAAAGCTCGGAACTTGACAGCGTTGCCATGCTGCGAGGATGCCAAGCATCATCCTCACGACCGTTGACGGCATGGAGCCCCAAGACGCTCTCGCCATCTGCTACCGACTGACGAAGCCGGGGAGCGACTTCAATCTCGAAGTGCGTCGAGTTCTCGACGGCAATGGCTCGTCTGACACGCCGATCGCCTTGTGGCACGAGGACGGAGCATTGCTCGGCTGGGCGTGCTCACACGTCTGGAACAACCACCAGACGCTTGAGATGTTCACTGGCGAGCGGCACCGTGGGCGCGGCATAGCCACTGCGCTATCGGCGTTTCTCTTGGGTGCTGGCGTGATCGACGGCGCGGAGGAGCTCGCGGTCTTCTCGCCCGTGACGGCCGACATTGCCCGGCGGTTGGGCGTCGTGGAGGTCAGCCTCTACGAGCGCCGCGACGGCGAGTGGTCGCTGGTCTGAGGCTAGACCCCCTACGGTCTACCCCCTGCGTCGGTCTACCGTCGCTGTTATGAGCGACGAAGTATCCAACAAGCTCGCCGAGGCGGCAGTCGGCCCGAAGCGCGTCCGCACCGACGCGGGTGAGGTCGAGGCCCACGATCTCGATCAGATCATCGAGGCCGACAAGTACCTCGCCGCCAAGGCTGCGGCGTCATCGACCAACAAGCATCGCGGGCTCCGCTTCAATCGCATCATCCCTCCGGGGACAATTTAGTGGCGTTTCTCGACCTGTTCCGAGGGAAGCAGCAGCCACGCCCGGCGGTGGTTCCGGTGGTCCGTGCGCGTTACGACGCTGCCAGCGCGGGCGACGACTACAAGCACTGGGCCAACAGCGACGCTTTCTCGGCGGACGCTGCCCTGTCGCCAACCGTGCGGCGCACTCTGCGCAACCGGGCAAGGTACGAACGCGCAAACAACTCCTACCTCGCTGGCATCTCGTCAACGCTGGCGTGCGACCTCATCGGCACCGGCCCACGGCTCCAACTCGACACGGGCGACGTGGAGGCCGACCGGCTCGTCGAGCGGCTTTTCTTCGACTGGGGCTGGACGATCGACCTGCCCGCCAAGTTGCGGACGATGCGGGAAGCCCTGGTCGTCGACGGCGAAGCGTTCGCGCTCATGGTCACGAATCCCCGGC